CCGGAGCAGGAGTACCTGCTGCCCAAAGGTTTGTGTCTTCATCAAAGATTAAAGCCTGTCCATCCAGAGCGCCTGTAATGCCCGGCTCAACGTCATCTAGATCACGAAGGTATTTGACATGAGTATCGTCGTCCTTTTCAATGTTTATCCACTCAGAGCCTTCTGGCACCGTGATAGTGCTACCGGCATCCAAGCCGATAGATAGTGCGTTCTTGCCAGTTGGGATCGTATAGTCAAACCTTGTCTCTTGATCGCCAATAAGGAAAGCCCTGTCCTGAAAGTCATCGTAAGGAGGCTTCGCTCCTGACTCTACTTCAGGGTCCTGACCACCCGTCATTGAACCTGCGGGCCAGTAGTTAGGCTCCTTGGTGTAGTCTAAATCTTCTGGGCCAATAGGGAATACATCATAGATGGCTTGTCGGGTTTCACGGATACGCTCCGCTCCCTCTCCTATTGGGTCGCCATCTTCTGGCTTATCAACTCTAATCGTCGGCTTCGTCATACTTATTTCCTTTCTTTAAATTTTCTTCCGCTGTTAAGTATTGTAGGTTCCACGCTACATGCAAGCCTGAAACTTTTTCCCCCTTCAGTGGGATGATGTGATCCACATGATATCCCTCTGGGCAATCTTGATAGATCATCTTTATTACTAAATCATCTGACCAACCAACTGTCCTATCTAACTCTAATGCTCTTCTTCTTGCCTTCTTAGCCTTGTAGTACCCGGGATTTTCTGCCCTATGTTTTTTGGCATATGCTGCTGCTTTATCTTTGTTAGCATCCCTATATTTTTTAGTATACGCATTACACCTATCTTTGTTTTCTGCCCTATACTTTCTCTGATATAACCTGTTCTCTTCACGGGTCATTACTGCCGTGCTCCTATGATAATACTCATGCTAATGCTATCCCCCGGTATGACGCTGTGTGTAGACTCAAACGAAGTTACGCCGTAAAGTTTACCTGAGTAATCATCTTTAATCTCAGAGGTAGTCATAAAGGCTCCACTGATTGTATCGGTGGTACCCATTGTAAAACTAACTGGTCTTGTCTTGATGTTCTGTTCTGCTGTTCTGGGATTGTGTGCTTCAAACGTAAGCAATGGACGCTTTACATTCACCCAACCTAGATACTCTACAAAGGAGTGATTCTCCATCGTATCTTCTGGCTGACCATTTCCTTGATCAACAAGACCTGCATACCAATTAGATGTATCTGTATTTAAGAAGGCTGTATCAAATAGATAATCAACCCCTTCGTTTACCACAATGTTAGGAGTGCTTTCCGACCACTTGAGAAAGCCGTCCTCTCCATAGCAGTCCACAATGTATGTTGTAATAAGTTTAGATGTGTTCATGCTTTTGTCCAAGTGTTATGTATCTGTGATCCAACCTGCTCCCATGTCCCATCTGATTTGTTTTGTTCATTCCAACCTTGGGGTGAGTCATTGTTTAATAATGCCTTATCAAGAATAAGGTCTCCCTCAAATCCTTCTACAATAGGAATGTGAGTTGTCCATCTGATGTCCGTATCAAGTACATCTGGAACCCAATCCCTATCATCGTCATTCCAAGGCCATTGATACCTAGGTATAGCAGGGTCAGATGAGATATCAGCATGTGCACTGTTAAACCAATCCAACCAACCAGACCAATCAATAGGCGTACTCATGAGCGTATCATCAAGTTGGATGCGCTATGCCTATCCTTGTCATCCTGTAGTTGTAGGTCTGCAACTGCCATGTCAAATCCCTGCTTCCATAACTGTATTCGTGGGTCATTCTGAAGGAATGCCTCTGCCTCTAGTAAAGAGCCGTACAGATATATATCAGGTGCGTTAAGTAGTATCCAGTTAGTTGGCCTTGTGGAACCAAGGCTAGGAACTTTGCCATAAAATAACATCTCCATTTCTACTTCGTCAGAAGGTACTGGACCAAGTTTAAGTTCATCGGCAACAATGGTGTAGAACTTTGGAAGTCCATTTCCAAGACGCCAAGCATCGTAAATCTCTGGTGTAATATACTGTAGCGATATTACTGGATTTGAATTAACTCTAAACTCACGACCCTGAAGGTAGTCTGAGGGTAGTGTGTAATTTGATTGACCACCAACTGTGTTGGTCTTCTCCCTTCTCTCCATAGCACGAAGGCGAAGTTGTCGATTGAATCGACTCTCCGCTAGTCTAATGAAGTCACCAAGAAACGGGTCAAGATCATCTCTATCCAACCAGTTCTTCAGGCTAACCTTTAGTTCATCGTAAGTTTCTAATGACATTTTAAATCCTGCTGTTGTGTGTTCTTAGGAATTTGTTATCAGGATCGTTTAAGTATTTGGCTAACAGTTTGGGGTTTGTCTGTATCTCCCCCTTAGTTTCTTTCATCCAATTCTGCCAAATAACTAGAGGCACAGATGCAACTTTTCTTCCAAGTGCAGTCTTTCCTCCGTTGTTAATACCTGAGTTGTATTCCTTTTTGTTCTGCTCAACAATCGGCTGTGCGTCCTGTGTCTTGGTGAGCGTAAATTCTTTCCCGCTTTCTTCAAATAATGTGGTGCCTGTTTCATTTACATCAAATATTGTTTTCATACATATCCTTTATCGCCTACTCTAGCAACCCTAGTTGGTTTACTATAGGCTTCCTTGAGCGCCTTGTATGGATCAATCTTCTGACCCTTTGTTTTAACTTCTTTCTTAACGGGCTTGCCGTTTTTGAAATCACTTTTCTTCATGTGTCCTCTCTATAGGTCATCTAATTCAAAAGGTAAACCTCCCCCGAAGGGGAGGTGTCCCATTACAGATACAGATTAAGGCTAGGCCCAACCCGTGATCTTGCCGTTGGCTTCTTCATTCTTGGAACGAAGACCAAACTCAACAAGCAACTGTTGAGCAACACTGTCACCAGTGCGTGCGATATCATGAGTCATGAACGGTCGCAGGTAAGCGATGTCCCAATACTCATAGTCAAGGAAGTATGCCGTTTCAGCAGGCATCAACCGGTTGGGAACCATTTGTAGGTTACCAAAATCGCTGACATAGATGTCAACAGCAGCCACGACATATGCCGGGGACTTATCGTTGGCAGCGGTGCGCAACTCAGAAACGCTCTGCGATAAAGCAGAGATTTGCTGTTTGATAACGCCGTCACACATTAGGACAGTAGGTTTAGCACCTGCTTCCCAACACTGTTCCATCATGGCACGGATGTCCGCTTCATCAGGAGCAGCCGTTGCAACGATTGCATTGGACGTAATCCATGCGCCGACTGAACCTGTCTTACGGGCTGTACCCGAAGCACCTGCGGTTGGGGCTGTAGCAGCAGCAAGAAGCATATGCTCCATGTCTAACTTCAACTCCTTCGCACGTTTGGCCATCTGGTAAGCCTGCGTAGATTTGCGTCCTGCAAAGTCTACTGCCTCAGCAGTACCACTTGACCGCACAGTTTTGGAACTGATCTGCGTATAGTTTCCTACACGTTTTGGCTCCGTAACCGCAATAGTAGCAGCGTCGTCACCTTCAACGTGGAAGTTGTCATTACCGCCATCAAGTTCATCAATCTGCCATTCAAAGTAAGTATTGTCGCAAGACGACTTACCAATGCCTGACATGAACGGGGTATCTTCTGGGCTAATGTTGTAAATAATATTAGAGAGGTCTTCACGGATGCCCACTGCTCCGTAAGTTTCTCTAGTGTTCGTTGGAATTGCCATTTATATTTCTCCTATAGAATGTCTTCCAACAGTCTTGCTGCATCTCTTGCATCACCAGACTGTTTTAGTTTATCAGAAAGTTTGGCTTTACGCCGTTTAGCAGCATCCGCTTTGCCACGCTTTGAACCAGACGTAGCCATCTTGGGTTTGTTTTTCAACTTCTTAGTCTTGACATCAGCCTTTTGTAGAGCGTCATACTTCATGGCTTTCATTAGGACATTAACAGAACGGCTATCGACAAGCATGTCAATCTCCTCTTTCTGATATCCTGAATCCATTGCGTATGAACGAATACTCTTTGCTAACTCTGGCTGTACCTTGGGGTCTTTCCATTCAGGAATAAGTTCGGCAAGTTTTTTCATTTCAGCAGCAGCAAGTTTAGCCTGCTCCTTCTGCATGTCTGCCTGTTGTTGCGCCTGCACCTGCGCTTGGTGCTGTTGCAAACCTTTGATCTTTTCCTGTTCTTCACGAAATTCATCACGTTTAGTCATGTATTCGATTGGATCGTTTTCCTTCAGTTGCTCCCAGTTAACATTTTGAAACCGGCTAATACCTGCTAGTAGTTGATTTCCAAGTTGTCCAAGTGCTTGTTGATACTGCTCACGCTGTTGATAGAGGGATTGCATTTCAGCGGATAGATTACTTCTCTCCTCTTCAATTGCTTTACGCTCCTCAGATATACCTTGCGTTTTTTTGGTGTAGTCAGATTGTCTCTGGTAACCCTGAAGTAATTCTTCACGTGTCACCTCTATCTCTTCTCCATCTAATTTGATGGTGTAGACTTCGGTTTCTTCGCCTTCAGCGTCAACATTATCTGATGCTTCGTATTCTTCTTCGTCTTCATCAGACTCCGATTCTTCTACTTCAGCCTCATCTTCTGAAACATCTTCTTCCTCTATAGGTTGAGATTCTGTTTCTTCGACGGATTGCTCTTCTTCAACTTCGGGTTGAGCCTCATTGGCTTCCACTAAATTGAGAATTGCTTCTTGTGCTTCAGCAAGTTGCATTGCTTCGCTCAATGGTTCTGCGGGTCGCTCCACTGGAGTGTTGTCCACAATTTTTGTTGTACTCATTATTAATCCTTTAAGTTTGATGTAAATTTAGTTATTTGTCCTTCCTCAAATATTGATGTCAGATGTCCTACTAATCTGTCTACCAGTTTGAGTTCAAGCCAAATCTGTTCTCTACTGTCAATATCATGAGCGTCTGTCACTGACCACTCATGCTGTAGTTGGTCTTTTAAACCTTGTATACTTTCGACAAAGAGTTCATTACTTAGAATTCTCCTTGCCTCTTCTGATCTGTATTCGCTCATTGACCTATCTTAACTGCCCTCCCTTCGTCAGACTCCATCTTAAGTTCAGCCATCTTGAACTTGGCATCCATCTTAGTCTCATTGATTTCGTTTTCTGCCTTCATTCGTTTGACTTCTAACTCACCCTGCTTAACTTGATCTTCCACTTCCATCGCCTTAAGCGCTGCCTGCTGCATTGGATCAGGCTGTGGAGGCTGTTGACCTTCAGGTGGTGTGATGTAGTCGTTTACATTCTGATAGCCCATAGACTTCAAT